CTCTTCATTTGAGCATAATAAGCAAATCATCAAAAGTTAGAGAAGCAGAATATTATTTATATACTGGTATAACATTCAATTCACATCCAGTTCAAAGAACTATTAAGGGATTATCATGGATTATAATTAGCGATGATCAAGCAAAAGAAGTAAGAGAAAACGGAAAGAGGTTTGGTTATTGTACAAAAACAGAAGCCGAAATAGACCCAGGAATTTTAGGATCTAATTTAGAAAAGAAAATAGAAACAACAAAAAGAGAATTCAAAGGACTACATGCCTTCTTGAAATCCGATGATGTGGCTAATGCGGCACAGGCGGCAAAAGAACGTGGATTGAATAATTTAATTGGAGTTTTGGGGCTAAAATAAAATGCTAACTTGCGGGTCAAATTTAAATAGTTTAAATAAAGCAACACCTACGAATTTTCAATTGATATTTCCAAAAATTCCGACAGAGAGTACTATATCTGCCAACAATCCGTTTATATTGAATGTCTATTCAGCGGTCATTCCGTCAGTATCTATTTCAGAAGATGAAAGAAGATGGCAAGGTGCAATATCAAAAGCAAGCATGAATCCAATGACATTTGATTCTTGGTTAGTAAGTTATGTTGTAGACGGGAATCTTTCTAACTGGAAACTTCTTTTCAAATGGATGTGTTATATACATAATAACAGAGATAAGCTATCGGAATTACACAAAAACTATGCCATGGATGTTGCGTTAGTCGCCACTTCAAATTATAGGGCTACAGCATTGGAACTTTTATTCATAGGTATTTGGCCTAGTAATTTAGGAGAAGTATCATTTAGTTCAAGGGAAGGGGATGTACAATTAGAAAGCACGGTAACATTTAGTTATGATTATTTTCGTCTGAGAGAATAATTTTTTTAGTTTTTTTTAGATAAAAATATATAAATATATAGTGTAAGAATTTTCTTACTCATTAAAGACTTATCTCATTGAGATATAAGGGAGGAATAAAAATGACAATGTATCTTAGCCCACTAGTAGATGTAAAGGAAATTGATCTTAGTACAACAATCCCAGCAGTAGCAACTTCCATAGGTGTTAGTGTTTTGAGGAACACATGGAAGGGTCCAGAATTAAAACGTCAATTGATAAATGACATTGACGAACTAATTGAAGTATTTGGAGAACCAGACGATACTTCATTTAAAGACATTATGGGAGCCGCTGGGTTTCTTCAATACGGAAACAACCTCTATTGCACAAGAGTACTACCAGTTAGTGCAACATTTTCAGGAGTATATGTGTCGGCTGGCCCAGGACCAACAGGTGGGATTCCAACTTCGGCAGGTACATTACAGCCATATATTGTAAGTGCAGGGGCATATATGTTGGGCGATTTTCATTCCGAAGATCCTGATGAATTCAATAATGAATCGACTGTCTTTGATGGAGCAAGACCCGACACGGATTCATATTATTCAATTATTGCTGCCAGTAGAGGAGAATGGGGAAACTATGTTCAAGTTGGTATTGTAGGAAGAAATACTTTAAGTAAAATACGAAAAGGAGAATCTTCTACCTCAATAGGTATTTCAGCAGATTTTTATGATGACCTTGTAAATCAAATTGAAGCGACTCTTACTGACGACAATCAATTCTTGATTGTAGTTAGAGCGGCACAACAAAAAAATATCAATAAGAGAATAGTTCCTTATGACATAGTAGAGTCTTGGATTGTAAGCACAGATCCAAGGGAGTTAGATGATGAAGGAGGAAATATTTATGCTCCACTTTTGATAAACGGAACTTCAAGATATATACGCATAGCATTTTCCGGTGCCATGCAGAATTTTGACATGAAAGATGTATACACAATAGATTATCAACAATTAGGGGGTGGAGCAAGAGACCAAGGAGATCTAATAGAAGATGCAAGTATAATCGAGTCATATGACATATATGGAGATCCAGAAGTAGTTGATGTGAATATACTTATTGACTCAGATAAATCAGTAACAGTAAAACAAGCAATTTTATCTTTATGCGAAAACAGAAAAGATTCCATGGGCATATTAGATGTTCCTTCCGATTTGGTTTTGAATAACAAGGGGAATGAAGCAACAGATTGTAGGGATGCAAGATTGGGGCAAAATATAAGTTATGATTTAAATTTCAATTCATCTTATGTAGCATTATATGCTAACTGGCTGAATGTATTTGATAAATGGAATAACACATATAGATGGATTCCGGCATCGGGGCATGTTGCGGGTATTTATGCCAATACAGATAACGTGGCAGAATCATGGTTTGCTCCAGCAGGACTAAACAGAGGCATTATCAATAATGTTAGAAAACTTGCATGGAACCCAGTACAGGGCGAAAGGGATATTCTATATAAGAACGGTCTAAACCCTATTGTCTCATTTGCAGGTCAAGGAAAAGTTGTCTTTGGTCAAAAGAATATGTTGGACAAAAATTCGGCATTCAACAGAGTAAACGTTAGAAGACTTTTCATTATTCTAGCCAAGGCAATTTCAACTGCTTTGAAATTCTTCTTGTTTGAACCAAATGACAGTTTTACAAGACTGCAAATTATAAATATGATTGATCCATTCCTAAGAGATGTCCAAGCACGAAGAGGAATATTCGAGTACATGATTGTATGCGATGATAGAAATAATACACCAGAAAGAATTGACAGAAGCGAACTATGGTGCGATATTTATATCAAGCCTACACGCGCAGCAGAATTCATTGTACTTAACCTGATTGCAACAAAAACAGGAGCAAGTTTTACCGAATTAATTTCTGCAACAGCACCTTAACTAACAAAAGGTAGAGTCAGAAATGACTCTACCTAAAGGTGAAAGTGAACGACAAAAGAAGGGGGGATTCAATGATAGATTTTATAGACAAGATAGATAACTATTTAAAAGAAAGTGTAGAAATAGATGATAAATTCATAAAGAAGATAGCTCATATGACAGATATAAATTATCATACTGAAGCCAGAAAGGAAATTGCTAAGAAATTGGGCAACCAAAAGCTATCAAAAATTTATCAAAAAATGGTAGAGTTAAACCAATTAATTGGTTATAGCCCACAAGGATTAGTAAATATGCAATATGAATTAGATAATGAACTTTTATGGCCTTTTGTAAAACAAACAGTTGGAGAAGAAGTATACCAAAAAATTCATGATGCATTATAATAAGTAATTAATTTAAGTAAGGAGGAAAGATTATGCCTGATGTAAGAAGTTTTAATATAGAAGCCTTTAAAGCGAGATTTGGTGATGGTGCGAAAGCAAATTTGTTTTACTATCAACCCGCATGGCCCGCAAAATTATCGGCGGATATCACAACCGAAGATGCTATATTTTTGGTAAAAACAGCAACAATGCCTTCCGTTACATTAGATGAAGGTATTGTGCCTTGGCAGGGATTTGATTGGAAATATCCCTCAAAGAAAACATATAGCGATGTACAGGTTTCTTTTAATGTTGATAAGTCTGCCAAAATTCGTGGACATTTTGAGAAATGGATGAACTTAATTCATGACCCCAAAACTAATTTTTGGAATTACCATGATGTATATATGGCGGACCAAAGATTACAGATGATAGGGTATCAGGGGCAAGTCATTCTTGAATTCGTTCTACATGATGCATGGCCCAAAGAAGTTGCTCAAATTTCTATGGACTATGGCACGGCAGATATAGCAACATTTGATGTAACATTCGCATATAGTTATCACGAAGTTTCTTATGCCGAAACGGGCGGGTCAGCGACACCCAAAAACATTCCTGGTAAATAATTTTTATACTGTATAAATACGGTATTAACAAAATGGTGAAGGAGGTAAAAATATGTCTGACGTTATTCAAATTCAACAAAAACCAAAATTCTACGATTATGTAAATGTCTATGATTTTGTCTGTGAATTGCCGGGTAGCAAACAGCAAATACATTTCAAGCCTGTAAATACGGCTCAATTAAAAAGACTTCTAACATACGAAAATGAAAAAAATCTTGTCTTGCAAGAGATGGCATTAGATGAATTGATTTCATCTAGTATTATTTCAGAAAATTTCAATATCAATGACTTGTATTTGGAAGACAGGTTTTTCTTGCTATTGGAACTTAGAAAAAAGACAAAAGGAGAAATATTAGAGTTTTCTCTAACATGCCCAGAATGCAATTCTCAATCTATCAATAGAATAGATTTGAATAATTTACCTATAAAAGAAATAGATTTAGGAGTAAACAAAATAGCGGAACTATCAAGAGGAATAAAGGTTCATTTAAAATATATAAAACGTAGCGACCAAAAGGAAGTCAAGTCACATTTCTTTAAAAAGTCTATGAGCGAAACGAGTCAAGCAGCAGAACTGCAAACATATTATCATGCATTGTCAATATCTAAGATAGAAACCCCAAATGGAATAGATGTAGATGATAGTTTGACATTAGTTGACAAGAAATATTTCATGGATAATATTCCTTTAAATGAATATGAAAAAATAAAAGAAATATTGGAAGCAATGTCCTTTGGAGTTGATTTATCATATGATACTAAATGCAACAAATGTGAGTATGAACATAAAACTACTGTTCCTTTAGAAAACAATTTTTTTTCATAATTAATCTGTGGAATTCTTCATTAGAAAATATAATAAAAGAACAATATGTATTAGCAAAGCACGTACACATAGGTATAGAAGAAAGTAATATGATGGCAGATTTTGAAAGATTAATTTATGTGAATCTTCTATCCAAAGATTTTGATGATGAATTAAAAGCTATAGAGAAAGCCAAATCCGCAAAATAGAGGAATAAAAAATGGCAGTTGACCCACAATTAAAAGAAATACAATCAACAAATAAAAAACTTGACGAAATCATATCTACCTTGAATAAGGGTACTCTTGCGGATATGAAAAAAATCACTGAGATAATAAACAAACAAGGGGAACAAGATGATATAGAAACCGAAATAATAAAAGATGTTCATAGTAGATTCGGAATGGTAATAGCAGGTGCAAAACAAATCTTCTCTGGTGCTGCTATTGGTGTTAAAAATATGGGAAAAAATTTTGTAGGATATATAAAGGGTCTAAAAAATTCTAATAATATAATAGGAAAAACTTTCAGATTTGGTGTTTCTCTATGGCAAGAAACACATAAAAATATAAATAAATTATTTGGAAAACTATTAGGACATATACAAGATGTTTTAGGACCAGTATATGACTTATTTAATTATGCTTGGGAAACAGTTACGAGTATATTTCAATCTATGAAAAATATATTTTTTTCTAATGTTAATAAAAAATATCAAAAAGATAGTATCAAATATCAAAAGGAAATAGCAAAAAATACTAAAAAACCAGGAGTAGGAGTAGCGGGCAAAGCCAAAGGAGAAGGGGAATCCCCTTGGACCATATTAGCTGTTTTAGCTGCAAGTGCGGCCATAGCTCTTGGTGGAATTTTTAAGAAAATTATATTACCATTCCAAATATTATGGACGGCACTTACTGCTATTCCTTTTATTGGTAAACTAATATCGGGTGCCGGTAGAAAAATTTTTGGCCCAGTAATGGAATGGGTTGGTAAAATAATAGTATGGTTTGAACAAATTCCTTTTATTGGTAAATTCATTGGAAAGTTTTTTAAATTTTTTAAGTTAGGAATGAAAATTTTAGGCTGGCCTTTACAAATAATTATGAGTGTTATAGATTTCATAAAAGGATTTATGGAAACAGAAGGAAGTATAGTAGATAAAATATTTGGTGGTCTACAAAAAGTAGTTTTGGAATTTTTAGACTTACCAATAGAAGCATTAGGATGGGTCATAGAAAAAATTGCTGGATTTTTTGGAATTGAAATAAAAGGAGCAGCAGACACAATAAGAGGATGGATAAAAAGCTTGTTTACGGGTATAAGATGGGCATTTAATAATTTATTAGTAGTTATAACATGGTTAAAAGATATGGTAGTAGCGTCAGCAACATTTTACTATGATAATATAATTACTCCAATTTGGAACGCTCTAAAATGGGTAGGAACATTTATTTATGACAATGTACTTGGCCCGATAATTGAAGGGGTAAAAGGTGCATTTACTTGGCTTTCGGAATTTCTATCTCCTGCAATAGAATGGATAGGAAATGCTTTTTCAAAATTATCGGAATGGTATGAAAATTATATAAAAGGCCCAGCAGTGAAAATATTGAAATGGCTGGGATTCGATGCTGAATCTACTACTCCTAAAGAAGAACCTCCAAAAGAGCCATTACCAGAAACACCAGCAGATGAAGTTCAAAGAAAGAAAAATCAATCATTAGAGCAAAGTGAAGAGAGAGAAGCACAAAGAAGTGCTGATATGAAAGCAGCAGCAGATGCAGCACAGGCAGCAGCAGAGGCAGCAGCAAAAGCAGCGGCGGCAGCAACACAGGTAAGTGCTAGTAATACTAATATAAATAAAGGGGGAGGGGGCGGAGGAGGAGATTCAAAACAAACTCCCGATGAAATAGATAGTGCATTAGGAATGCATAATTTAGCAATGGAATTTAATTTTTAAGGAGAACCATGCCAGAAGTAATTATAAGAAGACCTGATAAAATTAGACCATGGGGAATAAACCCAGAATCACAAAAAAGCGGAAGTGTATGGGTACACATGAAGGCATTCAGAATTTTAAATCAATTTTCAAAAGCAGTAGAAGGAATTCAAAAAGTAGGAACACCCGATGTTCAATATGCATTTCTTGCGCCTTTAAAAATGCAAGAAGCATTAAGTCATGAATGGACAGCATACGAATCTGTCGCTTCACGATTAGCACAAAAGATAAAAGATGCCGGTAAAACAGCAGCAGAAATACAAGCATTAATGAATTTTAGTGGTGGTAAAGGCGAAGAGGGCATTGCTTCCAAAGCATCAAGCATACTATCAAAATCATCAAAAAATCCAGCACAAGCAATTGAAAATTTTGCAAGAGAAGCATACAATTCAATTCCATCAAGTGTAATACCAAATATAAAAATAGATGCTCCATTATATTATGCGGATTCAAACAGAAGAGAGATCACATTGGATTTTGTTATATTTGAAGAAGGAAATCCACAAAAAGATATTATTGATCCAGTTCAAGATATAATGAAAAAATCGTCCCCAGCGATGCTATCAAATCTGACGATTGACTTTCCTTATATGTGGGAAGTATATACTAAACCTCAATCGTGGTTTAATTATAAAACATGTGTATTAATAGCAGTTAATCCAAGCTGGAATGCGCCGTATGTTTATGGGTTTCCATCGTCTTGTGACTTGTCTTTGACATTCCGAGATTTAGGCCCATTATATAGATCATCCATAGAAAAAGGAACATCTATCAACGTTATCAATAGCAACGATTCAAATGCAAAAAGAGCAAGAGGAGATGAAACAATATTAAGTTCCAATCCAAATATTAGAAAAAGCGGCGGAAACGAATAATTAAACAAATATGAAATTTAAACAATATATAAAAGAAGCGCATTTAAATATCGATCTGCCAGAATCGTTAGACGATATATTGAAATCTATTGTTAGGCCCGATAGAGCAAGGGGCGAAAAATTGGTTTGGGTGGATGTTGATAAATTCGATAAAAATTGGTCTAACGATAAAGGGTTTTATATCGGCATTATGGGAACGGGACAGATACACAACAGATATAAAGATTTTATTGAATTTTTAAAAATGCCAAAAGAAGATAGAAAAAGACTGGCATCGTGGGAATCAAAAAAAGGCGAGATAGCAGCAGCAGAAGTTTATGTCGATGAAATAGGCAGGGTATCGTTCACAAATGGCAGACATAGATTTTCGGTATTCAGAGACTTGGGAGCTAAGAAAATTCCTGTTTCCATGAGTTTCAAAGCTGTAAAAAATGCTAAGAAATTTGGCTACATCTAACAAAAATTGTCAAACAAATGACAAAAAATGTCACTTTCCGCACCAATCCTAAGTCCATCAATTTCAGTTTTTCTAATAAAATCAAGCACTTATCTTTTTTGATCAAGTTGGCATGGCATGTGCATATACTATAGTCAAACACAAAGGAGAACACCATGAGACGCCAAACCACTAAAT